GGTGGTTGAAGTGAAGCAGCTGTTGGGATGTCAAGCATTCATCCTGCCGTTTGACGAGCTGATCGTCATTCCACCGAAAGCACAAGAGCAATCGAACGATTGAGAGGTTTATGCTACTGAGGTAGAGAGATAAAAAATGGAGGGTGATATGGCAAAAAAATACGATACAACAGCGGTAAGAGAGGTAAATGGGTTGACGATTGTGTGCGTCAACCCTACCACTATTTATGTTAAGCACAAATACGGCATAAATTGCTACGAGCGTTGGTTTGTACGACAGAGGGGCTTCTATTCTGATAATTGGAAGCCTTTTCGTCGTGCCTTGACTGATCATCGAAATATTAGTCTGAGCTACATAAATCATTTAGCTAACCTATACAATATCAACGTGAGTAGCGCACGGAAAATGCCAGATTTAACTAATGCAAAAATTAGAACAGTGCCGGAGTGGGGCAGGGCGCGCAACGTGCATTGATTGCCGCGCCACACCACCAAATGACATCATGAGATTATGAAAAAGAAAACCAGGGCGAGAAAGTTTGATAAAAGGCGACCGTTGGAGCGGTACAGTGCAAAGCAGATTGATTTTGCACTTCGCTATTATTTGCCGTCTTCACCGACTTACGACAATGCTTTGCAAAGTGCGTTGGCGGCTGGTTACAGCGAATCGTATGCCAGAACTATTACTACCAATTTTGACTTGCCATGGCTCAAAAATATTGTCTATGAAATTGTCGGAAAATCGACAGACAAAAAGAATATGGTCGAGAAAGCCAAACGGGTGCTTAATAAGTCGCTTGATTCGGCTGACGAGAAGATTGCGCAGGACACGGCGAAGTTTATCGCGAAGACCACTGCCGAGTTTTCTGAGAAGACCGATATAACGAGCGATGGTAGAAGCGTTGCACCGATTGCACTGGTGGAGTTTGCCGATGGAAGCACCAAAAACAAAGGTTCAGCTACCGATTGAGTACGCGCCGCTGTTTGATTCGTGGTGGCGTCATGCTGTCATTGAGGGCGGCCGCTATTCGCTGAAGTCGCACACGGTGGCTCGGTATTGTCTGCTGGAAGCGCGTCGCCGCAAAATGCGCACCGCCTGTTTGCGACAATTCCAAAAAAACATCAGCGATTCGTCATACCAGCTGCTGCTTGATTTAATTGATAAATACGGCTTTTCTGATTTTACATGGACAAAAGATTCTATCTATAATACGGCGACCGGCTCGGAGTTTCTTTTTAAAGGGCTAGACAGAAACGTGGAGACGACTATTAAATCGCTTGAGGGCGTGGATTTGGCGTGGATTGACGAAGCGCAAACTATCACCTCGAAGTCGATACGTATTTTAACTCCGACAATCCGCAAACCTGGCTCGCGCATTATCTGGACGCTAAATCGCATTACCGATATTGACCCTGTCATTTCATACTTCATTACTGACCCGCCGCGCCGTGATGTGCTGCACTTGGAGTTAGATTATCGTATTGCATTAAAAAATGGTTGGCTCAGTGACGAAATAAAATACGAAATCGAGATGGCTCGGCTAAATCACCCCGAGGACTACGCTCATGACTATCTCGGCAAGGCAATAAACCAAACAGAACGCAATATCATCTCGGCAGCACGGGTGATGGCAGCGATGGGGCGTAAAGTAGACGACGAGGGGGCTATCGAAGTAGGAGTTGATGTGGCTCGTCTTGGCAATGACCGTACTGTTTTCGTAAAGCGTAAGGGTATGAGAGAACTTTGCAGGACGTCGTATACGAAAAAGCGAACCAACGAAGTGTGCGATCTGCTGGAGCCGTTTGTTGATTTTGATAAGAGTGTCTTAATAAAGATTGATGACACTGGCGTTGGCGGCGGCGTTACCGACCAGATGAAAGAGCGTGGCTATAATATCATGCCGATTAATTTTGGGGCGGCCGCTCGCGACAAGAATCGCTATCCCAATATGATTAGCGAAGCCTGGTTTTATTTGCAATCAATTATCGACGAGATTGAGCTGGGCGAAAACAAAGATTTGTTGACTGAGTTATCAAACCGCGAATGGAAGATGGACAAGCAAGGTCGGCGGCAAGTTGAGAGCAAGGACGACTACAAAAAGCGCGGCTATCGCTCGCCAGACGAAGCAGATGCTACGATATTATGTTTTTACACGCCGCCAAAGCCGAAAAAGGTGCAGTACGCTGGTATTAGATAATACTGTCGCTATGCCACACCGCTTATAAACATAATCTGTAGTATGTTTAATAATGTTCGCAAAATGCTCAAGCTAGGAGCGCGAAAGAAATCTTACGTAACGAGAGACGGGCGTCGTTATCTTGGCGGTGGCGGCAGTATACCGACAGCCTTGAGCTTTTATAAAGGCAAGACTTATGACAACGCCTATCCGAATATTACCAAAATTGCCAACGCATTCATGACGATACGTCCATTTGCGATTGATGGCAACGGTAAACCTGTCGAAAACGTGAGTGCGCTGAACGCTATTTATCGACCGAACCAGCAGATGAGTGCTGTTGATTTTCGCGAAGCTTTAATGGTGATGACGTTGGTGCATCGCAAGGTGTACTTGGCTGTTTGGCACTACGAAAACGGCGAGGCCGTTATTGGCAAGGGTGCTACAGCTGATAACCTTGCTGGCTTTACGTTCCTGGAGGGCGTGTCTGAGGTTGTATCTAATGGTGTTAAGAAATACCTGACAGCTGGCGCTACGTACGACGAGACCGAGGTTATTGAAATCTATTCCGGCTTTGATCCATATAATTTGAGCCGCGGTTATTCGCCGAGTGTTGCTGCTAATAAATGGGCAAACCTTGACGACTATATTGCTGCCTATGAGGCGGGGCTATTTGAAAATGGGGCAGTACCGGCGGGGCAGTTCATTATTACCGCAGCAACCATTGAAGATTTTAATAAGCAGGTTGATGAGATGGAGCGCCGGCATCGCGGCAGCGGCAGAAACAACAACGTCATCTATACTCATCGACCAATCAGCGATGAGACCGGCTTGCCAGTAGAAGCGCAGATTCAGTGGATTCCGTTCGCGCAGTCAAATAAAGATATGAATCTGGAATCGCTGTTTAATCAGGCGAATAAAAAACTCGACAGCGCCTACGGCGTTCCTGATGAAATTAAGGGCTTTTTACAAAACTCAAACTACGCGTCGGTAGCAGTTGCGGAGCGGGTATTTTTAACATATACGGTTGACCCGCTAGCATTGAAAATCTGGACGAGATTCACATTTGAGCTTAACCGTATAACTGGCGGGCTAGGCTACGCAATCACCTACAAGATAGACATTCCAAATCTAGCAGATGAGGACAAGGTACGCGCTGAAACGCGAAGTATTGAGGGCGGTATCATTCGCGACATGATAGCCGCCGGCTTTTCAATTGATAGTATAGTTGACGCATTTCAGCTAAGCAATTCATATAAGCTACTGAGGATGGAGACGAAGCCAACAGCGCCAGTAATAAACAATGATAAGCCAGAGGTTGACGATGGCGGCGAAGTTGACAGCGCGCCAGATTCAATTGATAATCCGAGCGAGAAAGCAGCGTTGCTGGCAAAATCTCACCAATGCGAACACAAACATAAATCTGCCAATCCTGAGGATCAGAGCGTGGTTGATGATGTGGCTGAAGTTGTGCGCAAGTACATGCAGAAGCAGATTGACGCCGCTATTGAGGGCGAAGCCAGCAAGGGTGCTGGCGATACTGAGGAATCTGACATAACGTCAATGGTTGCTGAAATTATGGCAGTACTGGCAGCATACATGTTATCGAGGGGGCAGATTAGCTATGAGCAGGGATTGGCGTTGCTGGAAGCAAACGGCATTGCTATCAATAATACGTCACGATTCGTCGTCAATGAGTTGACTAAAGCGCAATATCTAGTTTATCTGACAAACGTCGCACGCTCATACGGCGATGATACTGCCGCAAGTATCCGCAGTGTGCTGGCTCGCGGACAATATGAGGGCTGGGATAAAGAGACACTAGCACGAAGCCTGCGTGATATTATGAACACTGACGAGTGGCGGGTGCAGCGGATGGCTCGCACTGAAGAACACCGGTGCGTTGGTCAATCAAGCGTTAACGCCATGCAACAGCTTATGCACGAAACCGGTGCAAAAATCTATAAAGTCTGGCATACAAACGGCGCCGGCTGCGAATTTTGCCAAGCCATGAATGGCAAAAAGGAACTCGTGACCAATTCATTCCTCGTGAGAGGCGATAAGTTGGAGGGCGCTGATGGCGGCACGTTTTTGAACGACTTTGCCGACATTGATTCTGCCAATATGCATCCAAACTGCGGCTGCTATATTCAATACGAGGTAGCGTCATGAAGATAACCTGTAAATATTGCGGCCGTTATTTGATGGATGCTAAAGGCACAACTATCATCGAGAGTTTGATTTGTACAAACAGTAAATGCAAGGCGAAACTGAACATCAAGGTAGTGACGCCTAATTCTTCGCAAAAAGAAATCCGGCACAAGTTTACTGCGCCGGAAGTACCGCCAAAGACGGCTAATCGGAAGTAGCGGCTTTTTTGCCGATTAGCGACCTAATGCCGCAGAAAATAAGACGGTAAAACAGCCAGTAATACGTTTGATACATTACCCAGAAAAAGGCAATAAACATATAGTAAAACAATACGTAGAAGACACCGATATACCAGTATTTTCTAACAAATCTCGATGTAGCTGCGCCTAAAACGAAGCTGGGTGCGTGCATTTTCATAATGTGTGCATTATACCATAATTTCGCCTGCCACACCACACCTTATCATAATCAGGCTTGACGAAAGCAATGCTCAAATGAGCGCTGTCGGCAAGAAATATCAAAGCTTAAAGGAAGATTATGGTAAAACAAGCTAAATCAAAGATTGTTTCGTTCAGCAGCGCCATCAAGTCGAAAGAAATTGACGGCGAGCGGCGTATTGTCTTTGTGGCGAGTTCGGCTAGTGTCGATAGACACTACGAGCAGGTCAATGTTGCCAGTTTGCGACTGCCTCTCAAAGGCGGCGGCGAGATTGTCGTTGGGGCGATTCCAGAAGAGGGTATCAGCGAGATTATCGACATCCCGCTAATGTTAAACCATTCTGGCGACGTTCGCGACGTGATCGGCTCTGTTCGACGCGCTTATTTTAGCAACGGCGAGCTGGTTTTTGAGGCTGGCATTAGCAGCCGAGAAATCGCACAGGATATGTTGACGCTGATTGACGAGGGTCATTTATCCAATGCATTTAGCATTACGATGATTGACTACGATTTTAATTTTGAAGCGGAAACTATCAGCAATGCTGAGGTTATCGAGGTGTCGCTGGTTTACCGCGGCAGCAACAAAGACGCGCGGATTATTGCCATTAAATCCATTGTAGGAGACAAGAAAATGCCTGAAGCTAAATCAAAGCAAAATGACACTTTCGGTACAGCTACCGGTGATGGTATCGACCACAACGAGCAGCCAGCTGAAAATGTAGACAATGCAGACAGTACACCTGTCGAAACAACTGAAAACGAAGCGCCTGAGCAGCCAGAGGCGCCAGCGGAAACGCAAAACTCGGAGGAGGGCGAAGATACGCCAACCGGTGAAGAGACTGACAGCGATACTACTAACGAAACAACTGAAGAGGGAGACAATGCAATGAATAAATCAATTGCAACCGACAGCGTCGTTAAAAAAGCGGCGCAGCCTGTTCAAGCACCGCGAGCAACCGACAGCTACCTGAAGTCAAAAGCAGCGTTGCTTGCTTTTAGGGACATCATTAAGAAGAACCACCGCGGCAGCACTGAGCAGATTATGAGCGAGTGGGGCGCGCACCTGAAGAGCAAGGGTGTCACCGGCGACGCAATCCTGCCAGCTGAAATCGAGAGCATCTTTTTCAAGGCGTGGATTGACAATCCGGGAATCCTCGGCACGTTCCGTCATGTTGGCGCTCGAGGCGGTAGCCTATACGCAATGGGTACTGACGATACGGCACTCGGACATCAGAAAGGCGAGAAAAAGAAAGAGCAGACACTCAAGAGTCTTCGCCGCGATATCAAAGGCAAAGCTATCTACAAGCGGCTTGATATCGATTTGCAGGATATCTTTGATGATTCAACTGGCGAACTGTTGAAGTTCCGTGTTGAAGAGCTAGCTGATCGCGTAGCAAATGCTATCGTCGTTGGCGCTCTGTTGACTGCCGGTACTGGCAAAGATGCAACCCTCGAGGGCACTCGCGGTTTGTATCCAGTTGTAGCTGATGCAGGCGACGCGAGCGGCTATGGCAGTAAAGTCGTTACCAAGGTTGACGCGGCAAGCAAGACGGAATACGAAATCGGCGTTGAGGTGGTCGAATCTGTCAAGGATAAAAACAACCAGGGTAAAATCCTGATCGTTCCAGAGGGATTCCGCCGCAAAGTCCGTTTGATGAAAGATAAAAACGGCAATATCATGTTTGCCAAAGTCAAGTTGGAAGAGCTGTTTGAAGTCAAGGCTGTTTACGAGCTGCCAGAGCTGAATAGCTTTAATAGCGGCAAAGTAAAAGCTATCGCCTACGTTGATCAAGCCTATGTGACTATGGGCGAGAACAATGCGACAGTGCGCACTGACTTTGACCTCGATTACAACCAAGACGTGATGTTGACTGAACGCTACATCGGCGGCTCGGCACAAGGTTACAAAACATTCGCAGTTGCGATGGAAGCCTAACTTTAGGAGAGGGGAGCGATTGAGATGGCAAAACTTGATGAAGACAAGGTAGCGGCATTACTCGGCCGCTCCCTTTCTCCTATTGAGAAAAACAACTTCAAGCTGTACTTGGACATTGCGAAGACGCGGCTTGAGGGACTGCTGTGTCGTGAACTTGACGATATCGACCCGCTGCCAAACGATTTGGCGCTGGTGTGGGCGCGATTCTTCGGCAATATTACCGACGAAGCTAAGACACAGGGCGGCATATCATCAAAGCGTGTTGAAGACTTTTCAATTACTTATCGGGAAGGCTATAACCCAACCAAGGAATTGATGAGGCTAAACGCCGGCATCATCGCCAAATACAGGGCGTGCGGCGGTATCCGCCATGGCAAAGTGATGCCGGTAAATAGCGGAGGACTGAATCTCGATGACCGTGTTTGATGTGTTCACTGAAGTGACGTACAACTACCTGAAGATTAATCGGGGTGTTGTGCAGGGCAACACAATCGCTGAGCGAATCGCACACTCTGGCGTGTTCAAGCTGAAATCTGGCATGGTGAGCAGCCAGAACCAGGAGACGCACGAATCAAGCGCGACGCTACATGTACACCCCGAGGACGTAGACGCTAGCAGCGAGATTGTCGGCGACGGTATCGAGTTTGGCGGTAAGTTTTACACGATAGTCGGCGTTACTGAGGGTAAAAATTTCGACACTGGCGCTGTCGAACACTACACGCTGACGCTAGAGAGGGCTGAGTATGGCAGTTAAGGTCAAAGTTAGCAAAGTCAATGGTGGCATGCAGGCATTTAAGATGATTCAGAAGGAGAACATCAAAAACGCCAAGCGAGCGATGGGCGACGCCATCCTTGGGCGAGCTACGATGATAGCGCCAAAACTCACTGGCGCGCTTCACAGCGATGGACGAGTTGAAACTGTCGATACGGCTGTTCAAGTGACGTTTGGCGATGGTCGAGTACCGTATGCACGGCGGCGGCACTTTGAAAACTCAAAAAACCCGCAGACCACGAACTATCTCAAAAAAGCAGGTGATAGCGTGGCTAAAGAGGGCATTAAAAATTGGATGAAAGGTACGCGATGATCACCTTATCACTACTGAAGTACTTGGAAGATAACGGGTTTGGCAAAATTGACAAAGACTTGTTTTTTCAGAAGCTAGCTCTTGGCCGCAAGGGTGTCTATATCGCGAATGTAGGCAACCAGCAGCTGAGAGGCGAACGTCGCGCACAGAGCTACGAGCTGTATAGCCGCGGAACCGACGACGTTGACGGCTATAAACGGCTGAGCAAGATTGTCGATTTTCTCAATAACTCGTATGGAGTATGCGGACTGCCGGCAGTTCCACCGGCGACCGACAAAGGCTATCGGAACGTGGCAATTATGCCAGTATCCACGATAACCAGCGTGGGAGAGGACGATAACGGTATTGTTATCTATTCAGCCACTGGAACGATTTATTACTAACTAAATGGAGGAAACACCATGAACACTGAAAAGTTACTCGCTGGAAAGTGGGAAATGACTGTCGGCAAAGTGCTGTTCCCAGCAGAACTGCTAGGCGATATCACCGTGAACTATGGCGAGGGTACGCTTGAAGCTGAAACGCAGGCAGGAACGCGCAAACAGCCATCCGGCAAGGCGTCTGACGCAGAAATAACATTTACGTTATTCTTGCCATCGCTTGACTACGTGAAAAAGGCGTTTGACGTAGCTGACACTGACCCGATGATTTTCGGCGGCGGGAATTGTAAAGGCAGCACGCCGCAGCCAATCCATATTCATCAGCTTTGTGCTGGCAAGGACGCCAAAGACGATTTTCACGTTTACGCTGGGCTGATTGAACGGAAGTTCAATCCGACGCTGTCAACCAGCGACGCTGCACAGATTGAGCTGACGGTTCAGATGCAGCCGACAACTGACGGCTACCTGCTGCTCGGTTATCCAGACCCGAAGACGCCGCAGTACTGGGACGCTTCTGAGCTGAAGTGGAAAGCAAAGCCGGCATCGCCGTGATCCAAACGGTAGACCACGAAACACCTCGAGAAATCGGGGTGTTTTTATTGCCACACCAGAGGTAACCATAATCTGGCTTAGAACATAAACGAAAGGATGTCGCATGAGCGAAATTGAAATATCAACCAAGGGTTTAATCCGCGAGGTTAAGGCAAAAATCGACGGACACGTCTACACCGTCCGTAAATTAGGCGCGGGTACACAGCTGGATATTCAGCGGAAAACCACAAAAATGAGCACGATATCAAAAAAGGCTTTCAATCTAAAAAGTCGATTTGAGGCGGCAAAAAAGACTAAAGGCGGCGATACCAAAGAAACGCTGGCAATGGTCGATGAGCTAGACAGATTGATGGTCGAAATGAATGACACGCAAGAATCATTAGCGCGGAGCTGGATGAAACTATTTGACGATGGCACTGACGATCAGAGATTCACAAAAGAACTACTGGAAAAATACGGTACAGCCGGACTACAAAAACTAAATGCTCGAGCGTTCGGTTCTGGCGATGAAGCTGAGGAGGAATCCGATGATTAACCTGCTGGATTTGATGTCTGAAGAAGACAAGAGCAAGGCGCTGGCTCGCTTTAAGCGGCGCATGGAGCGTTCTGACAAGTTTGATAACCGTATTTCAAACGAGGTCTATATTGTTGCCGAATTTGGCTATTATTTCGGCTGGGAGGGTATCAGGGCGATTCGTAATGACGAAATTACGCTAGCAGAGGCTAACGCCTTGCTGGAGGGTGCGCGCAAAGTCTGGTATGCAAAGCTGGTCGAGCAGGCTCGCGCCGGTCAAATCAGCACTGGCAGTGTCTTCTCAAAACACCCGAACGATTCGTTCAAAAAAGGCATCAAGCCTTTCGCCAAGAGGAGTGAACCGTAGTCATGGCGATGGGCGGCAATACCACCGTTGGCAAGATTAGCTATATCGTCGATGTCAACACTGACGACCTTGACAAGGGCTTGGATAGGGCCGAAAAAAAGGTCAATTCGTCCGGCGGTAAGGTCGGCGGTGGTTTTGCTGCTATCGGAAAAGCAGCAGCAGTTGGATTGGCTGCGGCTGGTACTGCTGTTGCTGGATTGGCGACGGCAGCAGTTAAGGGCTACGCAGATTATGAGCAGTTAGCCGGCGGCGTAGAGACGCTGTTTAAGCAGTCAAGCGATACAGTGCTGGAATATGCTAACAATGCCTACAAGACAGCTGGACTGTCGGCGAATCAGTACATGGACACAGTAACCAGCTTCTCGGCGTCCCTGTTGCAGGGTCTTGGCGGCAATACTGAGGCGGCCGCTAAATACGCCGACATGGCGGTTACTGACATGGCTGACAACGCCAACAAGATGGGCACAAGCATGTCGATGATTCAGGATGCCTACCAGGGCTTCGCAAAAGACAACTATACTATGCTCGACAACCTGAAGCTTGGCTACGGCGGTACGCAGAGCGAGATGGCACGCCTTATCAACGACAGCGGTGTGATGGGCGATTCATTCAAAGCCACGGCAGAGAATGTCAAGGATATTCCGTTCGATAAGCTGATTGAGGGTATTCATAAAACGCAGGAACGCATGGGTATTACTGGCACGACCGCCAAGGAAGCCAGCGAGACCATCAGTGGCAGCTTTACGACGATGAAGTCGGCGTGGGATAACCTGGTTGCCGGCATCAGCAACGAAGATTTAGATTTTGACAAGCTAATTGATGATTTCGTCAAATCAATTGGCACATTTGGCAAAAATGTTATACCGACATTCAGAAAGGCACTGGGCGGTATCGTTATGCTAGTTGAAGAGTTAGCGCCGCTACTCATCGAGCAAATCCCGATATTATTTAATGAGCTATTTCCGAGCATATTATCAGCAGCTGTACAGCTAACCCTACAGCTTGTGGCGATATTGCCGCAGTTGATTCAAACGATATTTAACGCATTAGTTCAAGTGTTGCCAACGCTAATACAGGCGCTGGTGCAGCTTTTGCCGCAAATCCTGATTGCTGTCGCAAACTTGGTATTAACAATCGTGCAAGAGCTGACAAAGCCAGAAACGCTGACGCTGCTGCTCAATGGCGCGATTCAATTATTCCTGGCAATCGTGCAGGCATGGCCGCAAATTATGGAGGCGCTGGTTCAGGTTATGCCAACACTGATAAATAATTTGGTCACGTTCCTGACCGACCCAACAAACATCAAAATGCTGATTAAAGCATCAATCCAGCTATTTTTAGCGCTGGTGAAAGCCGTGCCACAAATTATCGGTGCGCTGTTCGGCGCGTTCGGCAATCTGATAGGCAATCTGTGGAATAGGCTGGCTGGGTTGTTTAGCAGCTTTGCCGGCAACTTCGGACGTGCTGTCGGACAGGTGTTCAAAAACGCCATCAACGGCGTGCTTGGGTTTATCGAGGGCTTTATCAACGGCCCGATTGACCTCATTAACGGCGCGATCGGTGCTATCAATAAGATTCCAGGCGTCAATATTGGCAGGCTGGGGCGCGTGCATATTCCGCGCATGTACACTGGTGGTATCGTCGAGCCGGGCGGGCGCATTATTCGCGCTGGTGACGGCGGCGAGGACGAGTGGGTTGTGCCAGAGAGTAAAATGGCAAGCTTGGTTGATAAAATCGGCGGTAGCGCCGGGCAGAATATTACCATCAATATTAGCGGCGTATTCGCCACAAGCCCGGCTGAGCAGCGCAAGGTTGCGCAGCAGATTGCTGACCAATTAGAAATTATAAACCGCTCGAGAATGGGCGCTGGAGGTGTAATATGAGCCTTATTTTGAAGCTAACCGACGCTCAAGATTCGGTGGTGTATGATTTGCTGGAAGTACCGTTTACTGAAAAGATTGTTGACGGCGGCATAAAGACAATTGAGACAGCTGACGGTAATGTGAGCACGTATTTTGGCTTTCACAAGCGAATTTGGGAACACCAGTGGGCGTACATGTCGGCTGATGAATATAAGAGGTTACGCGGATTCTACGACCGGCAATTCACTACCTACAAATACCCGCTGATGACCGTAACCGGACCAAATTTGTCTGTGGAAAACATGCCCGTGCAGATGTCGATAAGCGACAAGAATATTATCAGCAACTGCGGTATGGTACAAGGCGTAAAGATAACTTTGCGCGAAACGCGGCAGATGGGAGGCTAACATTATGCAGGTTACGACCGACAGGTTTCATCAGCTGGCACGTGGCGAGGTTGTACCGCTTGATTGGAAAGCTAGCATGTCATTTACGAAAAAGCGGCGCACTGACTTGCAATGGTTTACGCTCAATCAGTCAAGATTAAACGGTGCTGATTTGCTGGCAACGCAAGATAACAACCCAACACAGGTATGGGACGCTTACGAGTACGCCGATATTACCGACAGGGTAATTGACATGGGATTTGAGCGAAGCGTCGAGTTTCCATACAACGTACAATCGAGCGTCGCTGATATTACGCTGAATAATTATGATGGATATTTGAGCTATTCAAACGACAATAATGCACTGTCGCCTGTCACTAAATATATGCTGCCACGCCGGCCGTTGCGCCTGTATATGGGTTTTAAGTCTGAGGATAAGTTGCCAGTGTTCGTCGGCATGACGCAATCAATGCCGTCATACAGTGACGACACGTTGCAAGTTCGCTGGACTGCCATGGACTTTTTGAGCGAGATTGCCGAAGCAGAGCTGCGCTCAGCCATCAAGCTGCGCGATGTAACCACCGATAAGGTGATTGCCGTGATATTGCAACAATATGGTATGACGCCTGATCAATATAAGCTAGCTATCGGGCAAAATAAAATCCCGTTCGTGATATTTAACAAAGGCGAGAAAGCCGGCGACGCCTTGCGCAAATTAGTGCAGGCTGAGAATGGTGCGTTGTGGTTAGACGAGCAGGGCATAGTACGTTTTACAACACGCTCTGGCGTGGTTGGTAAACAGCCGGCGATGATATTAAACGATTCAAATATCATCAGCATTAAGCCGAGCCGTGCGGGTGGAATTATTAACCACGTTAAGATAAAATCTGAGGTTCGCACCGTTCAGAAGTTGCAGCCAATATTTTCTAACGAAAATGAAAACGGCTGGAAAAACAGCGCTGACGAGGATAAGTGGCGTGTGCCGGCGAAAGGGCGGCTAGAGGTTTGGCTGTCGTTAAGCGATCCGGCATGGCGCGCTGATAATCTAATCTTTAATGGCGTGAAAACATCATCGTGGTTTACGGCTCGCAACTTGAGCGGCATACCAGTGCCTATCAACGTAACGGCGACTGGCGAGCTGTTTCAGGATTCGTACAAAGTAACGTTCATCAACACAAATACCGGTGCACTGAGTATTGACGCGATTGAGTTGTGGGGCGAGCCAGCCAAAGTTGTCGATACTATCGATTACGAGGCATACGATAGCGACAGCCGTGAAAAATACGGCGATATGCTGCTGAATATTTCTGATAATAATTTCTTTGGCTCGTACCGTAACTGCGACTTGCTAGCGACCGATATTTTAAGCAAGCAAAGCGAGTATTCGCCGAATATTGAGGTTAATTTGAAAGGCGATCCGAGTTTGCAGTTGGGCGATATCGTCGAGGTTGATTATAAATATTCGGGGACATACCTCGTCACGGCAATCAGTATGAAAATGAGTAGCGGACTGCTGGAGACGACAATCAAGGCGCGCCGGCAGAAAGTATACAGCCCATTCATATTAGACAAATCTAAATTAGACAGCACAGACGTGCTGGGTTAGGAGCTTTATTATGGCAATCGTGAAAAATGTGGAGTTTCAAGGAAACAAAGTCATTAGCACAAACAACGGCGATATTTCTATCAATCAAGGTACTGGCGAGCTATTGATACGCAAAAACGGCGTTATATTGACGCGGATAAACTCGCAAGGATTTATCTACAGTGAGACTGACGGCACGCGGCGTATTTTGATTGGCTCGCACCCGAAAGACGGGCACATCATCGAGGCAATTAGCGACCCGGGCATTGACATAATTCAGGAGCTGAGCAGGTGATATTTAATTCTGATTATCCGGAAATCTATATTGCCAAGACATTCAGTGCTCGAATGACTACCGCTGATCAGGGATGGGGAATTTATGTAGGAGAAGCTAGAGTATCGCACAACTTGCCGTTCAAGCCGCTCATTCGCGGCATTTGGAGCACCGACCCTAATTTTTCGTGGGCAAACGACCTCGACGCATTTTCAAGAGGTGGGTTCGGGAATAGTCCAGATATTTCGTTAGACACCTATTTGAGCCGTGATTCAGACCTGTTTTTTAGAGGAAGCAATATTGATAAATCGGTGACGTTTTACATTAAGGGCATACTTATCGCACCGCCAAATTATACTGGCAACATTGCCGAGTTCGACACACTCGGTGCATACAAATTTAATTCAGACAAGCGGTATAATAAACTGTTCGCGTCTGGCGAGCTGCCAGTTGGCGGCGGCACAGTAAATCACAACCTTGGCTATTTGCCGATTTGCTGGGTGTTTGAAAAGGGGCAATATGGTTCATTGTCCGTCAATAAAACGAAAATTACAGAGCAGCAACTGATTGTACAGACGCCAAACGGCGCAACAGATAATGGATTCTATTACTTTATTCTTAAGGATGGCTACGATGGCAAGGGTTAGCAGGTTTATTAAAAACTCTGATTATGACGCAAGCTTCCAGCAGCAAGCAGTGTCTGCTCGCATAAATCTGCCAAATTCGCCAGTTTATAGCCATCAATCTTTCAAGGCAAGCATAAGCGTGCCGCCCGGAGCGTATATCTCCGACGTGATAGCTAAAACCGACAGAGCGACGGCATGGGATTCTGGCACGACCAGTATATTACATGACGGTGGCGATGGTGTTGGTTCGGTGTCGCTATATGGTTACGTATACCGAGCGAGCCCATCAACGTATGAGGCTGAAGTACATGTGTTGGTGTTTGGCGGCGGGACAAGCGACGGCCCGCCGCCTGCGTCATATGTTGATTTTAAGTGCGTGTTGTCTGAGTTGCCAGTTTAGCTGCCACACCAGTAAAAATCATAATGAATGGCGAGATGAGCAACACAGACGTATCAGCAAAAGAATTTGGCGCCTTGCAAGCCAAAGTCGAGTACATCAAGGATGGCGTTGACAGGCATACAGCAGCGCTTGAGCGAATAGAGAATATATTGAGTGGCAATATTTCTCGAGCTGAGCTTGAACAATACAAAAAAGAGCTTACGGATGAGGTGGAGCAGAAATACTTGCCGCGCAGTGACGTGGAAAGCCTGCTGAACTTTTGGAGGCTCGTTACTAGCGGCTTGGCAAAGGTATTTGCAGTAGCACTGGTGGCGTTCGCCGTGTACCTGACGGGCGTGATGGTAAAGCAAAGCCAAACGGTGACGACGTTGAAAGAGGATATACAACATCTGGAGGCGAAACGATGATCACTCTACCAATATCCCTCATTACAATCTCGCTCATTCTCTACCTGATTTTTCGAAATAACAATGATCAAGGAGGTCAAATATGAAATTAGAAAAGAAAACTACAAGACAGCTATCAATCGCGGTTGGCTTGCTGTCGTTCGGCGCGTTCGTCGTGCAGGGGCTCGGCGATATTTGGGGCTTTGCTGCCGTCGCAAAACAGCTGACAAGTACGGCGCTGCTGTTTGCTGGCGGTGTCAACGTCTACTTTCTAGGCGTGACAAATCAGAAGAATAACCAGGATAAAAAGGAGTCAAAATAATGGAAACTACCAAATATAACGCACTAGAAGAATTACACAATGAACTGAATCGCGGTACACCAGGCGATGAAGTTTCTCTTAATATCGGCGGCAAAGAGGTGTTGAGAGTCAAATTTCAAACTGGCGGAACCGCTACAACCGAAAAGAGCGGCGTATTCATTGAAGATTTACTGATTGTAGCTTACGCAAAACTAAACGAATACAATAAGTATTTGCCGTCTCGCGAGAATAGCCTGGCTCTCACGAAAATTGAGGAAGCTATTATGTGGCTGGCTAATCGCAAAGCTGAGCGTGAAGCTCGCGGCGTGTATGGCACTGAGGAGAAGTAGCAATGAATAGAATAGTATTGAGGTTTAAGAATTTTCTTGCCAACCGCCTTGCCGTGATTCTAGTGGTGGCAGTCGTAGTGTTGTCGGCGACATTCGTCATTGTCGGCAAGCAAGCTGAGGACGGCAGTATCACCCTTGACGGCTCAAAAGCCAAGTATTCTAAAGCAACTGAGAAAGCTTTGTGCGAGCTAGCCAAAAAACGTGAGACGGCGATTGCTGGCATTATGGGACTAGACGTGCCGCAGGATTCCGGCTCGGGTTGTGAAGCACCAGATAAAGAACTTGCTCAGATGGGTTCTGGTGTGTATTACAAGACTGATTTATCCAGCCCCGCTGCGTTCGTAAATGCCATGAACGGCAGGGGCTTTAACGAGGGCTACGGTTTACAGTGCGTGGCGGGCTTTAAACAGTTTATGTTCAGCTTGAGCGGGCGTGTTGTGGCTACCAGAACAGGCGGTGCGAGTGGCTACGCGAACCAAGTCGGCGAAATCCAAGCGCTCGGATTTACATGGCACTCTGGGCAAACTGGTATGAAAGATGGCGACTGGGCAATCTTCGGCGGTGGAACGTACGGACATGTCGCGATGTATTATCAGGGCAAGTTCTTTGGACAGAACCAAGGTAGCGGCAATATCTACGTCGGTAACGCGTTCAATCTGATGGACTTAGGCGGCTATCGCAACTCAATCATCGGCTATTACCGACCGAATATCTGGAGCGGCACTGCTAGCGCGCCAGCCGCTCCAGCAGCCAATTCAAAAGCAGTGAATGACCAGGTCGTGGCAGATGTATTAAGAGGTGTGTACGGCAGCGGCAATGACCGCGTAGCCCGTTTACAAGCCGCTGGCTACAATCCAGCCGAAGTGCAAGCAGCGGTGAATGCTCGCGTAGCAACGCAAGCACCGCGAATCAGCGCGCCGGCTTCGACAGGCTACATTCAGCGAAGCACTGGTAGCTACGTCGTACGTCGCGGCGATACGCTCGGCGACATCGCACTGCGTAACGGTTGGCATGGCACGAGTGGATTATTCGGTAATTCTGGTTATACACAGCGGCTGGCTGAGCGAAATGGGATTAATAACCGCGGATTGATTTATCCAGGGCAAAGGATTAATCCATGAATCTACAGAAAATAACCATCACCAAGTCGAGCCTGTATTTTCGCGAATGCAAAGCCTGCGGCTGCGTTACGCTGCATGTCGGTAAGACCACGCCGCAAATGCCAGCAGGCTCGACATATAATGATTGCTTACAGTGCCTGGTCGATACACACAGCGTGCCGGGTTTAAGTCGCTGGCACGATCCGAAAACGGGCAAATTGCTGGCTGAGCCGCGCGGTAAGACACCGCCTAAGGTAGGAGTGTGATATGGAAAAAGTAGAAGACTACGAGGGAGGGGCGATTTACGTTGTCAACAAAGGCAAACGAGACGAACTGTTTGTTTGGGTTAAAGATAACGTTGCTTACGGACCGTATGTAAGCCTGGAAATTGCCAGAAAAACGGTCAAAACTTACGTAAGTAATCCTGGCGGTGGCGGTGTCATTGACTACAACCAATTAGCTAACAAGCCAGACCTAACCATAAAAGCCGATGTCTCATACGTAGACAGCCAAGACATAGCTCTCACGAAGAAAATAAACGAGGGCTTGCAAAGCAAAGTCGATAAAGCTGGCGATACGATGACCGGCAATCTAGTATTATCGACAAATACTGTAAACCCGCTTGAATTGGCCACCACTTCAGCATCTGGGCGGCAAGAATTAAATATGTCTCACATGGGTGGTGGCACTCAAAATACCATTATATTTAATGCGCAGAATTCAGCTAATACCAAAACCAGGTATGCGCAGATTCAGACTATGATGTTTGAGCGCCAGAGAGCCTTAGGCTCTGTTATTATATCCACTAACAGCGCTGTAGGCATGAGAAATGTGGTTACTTTTCTAGCAGGAGAATTAAGGCTTGAAAACTCTAAATTGACCTTTGGCGCAAGCGACGTCGCGATGATAGCAGGCAACGGTATGCCAAACGGCAAAGTTCTAGCGCCAGTTGGCTCAACTTATATAGATAGAGACGCTACTAATGGCGCTATTCGTTGGATTAAAAAGACTGGCGGAAATTCAGTCAATGGCTGGGCAGTAGACTATGGAGATACTGGTTGGCGGAATATTACGCCTAACCCACTACCAGCAAATATTGCATCAACTACAATTAAAGTTAAGCGTTGTGGTGATATAGTAGAGTTTTCTATGAGTTCTTCAGAATTTGTGTCGGCGAATGAAACGAAAATGTTTGATAAACTATCTCTAGGGTTTCAAATTCCTAGTGGCACTTATATCAATGCAAGTCTTGGCCCAGGGACATCTCATTCAGTACGTATATCTTTAACAAGCGACCAAGTAAAAACACAAGCTTCTATTGGTAAATACAAAACAACCTATGTTCGCCATACTACCGATGACCCGTGGCCGACAACACTACCAGGCACTGCAGCCTAATCTGTACATTTATAATCAGGAGGATTCATATGGAAAACACTGAAAAAGTACAGAATTATAAGGGCGGCGAGATTCGCCGAACAGTTGACGGCTATTATATCTTCGTCAAAGGCGACGCACACAGCGGGCCGTACGTGAGTATTTCGGCAGCCAAAGGAACGGTCGACACCACCGAGGCTGAGGCTGAAAGCGAGATAACAGAGCCAGAGGCACCAGCAGTAGAGTCTGCCGACGAGGTTGTTGAGCCAGAAGTTGAAAATACTAACGATGAAGCTGAGGCCGAGACGGTCGACACCACCGAGGCTGAGGCTGAAAGCGCTGATGAAAAATAACTATGGCACTAGGTTTTCCTAACAGCAACGGTGGCCGCACCACTGATAGCGCACTATTCCATGCGCTTGGCAATGCTTTTGTCGGCTCGTGGATTAGCGGCTTTAGAGTACGTCAGTCCAGCCCTGTCGGCATGAATGTGCTGATCGGCGGCGAGAATGGCACACCTGACGACTTACTGGTGCGTGACGCTATGTCGGCGACATTCCCGGTGAGTAATTTAAGCACGCAGCCTGTTCAGGCGAGCGTTACCACGGCAAACAGCGCCAATCCACGAATTGACGCGGTGGTGATCTACATCGACACAAACGTGGCTGCGTCGCAAACCG